TCAAACACTAAGTTTTACTAGCCCCAATTTAAGTATTTCAAATGGAAATACTGAAGATCTAAGTGACTTAACAGACGGAGGAACATACTAATGGGAACAATAAAATTAAGAAGAGGCTCAGGCTCACCAGCAGGCAGCTTAACACAATATGAAGTTGCAATGGATGTTGCAGCAAAGAATCTTTATGTAAGTACAGACGGCAGTGACGCAGTTGTACTAGCAGACAACACAGAAAACTTTTTAGAAACAAACACAACAGAATTAGACATTACATCAGACATTGATATGAATAGTAAAAAGATCCTGAGTGTTTCAGGGTTTAAGAATAACAGTACTAATTATGGACAAATTGCACAGTTTCAAAGTACAGCAACAGCACCAGCCAATACAACAGGTATTGAACTAGCAAGAAATTTAGGAAGCAGTGGTGCAGCAGTTGGAAGAGATATACGCGGTTCAACATTAAGTTATGCAATATACAGTGATGCAGGTAACACCAACGGTTCAAGTACATACATTTATCCAGGTGGTATTGCTATGCAAAGTGGTGATGGTAACGGAAATGATCCACATTGGATGGTTGCATTTACATATGATAATGGTATCAGCAGTTACAGTGAAGAGAAACTATGGGACGGAAGCAAAGATGAATTTCATGTTTATCCACCAACAGAGTTTCACTACACTATACAACTAGACAGTCAAGCTAGTGACCCTACAGGAACAAATGGAATGATGTACTACAACAGTACAACAAACAAGTTTAGAGGTTACCAAAACGGTGCTTGGATTAACCTAGACGGAACTTAAGAATAACAGTTAAGGAGCTCTACCATGAGTCAAAATGAGGACAACACTGAAGGACAACAGGCTAAACCCAAGGGAAGACCAAAAATACAAATAGATGTAAATGTACTAAAAAGCCTATTAGAAATACAATGCACAATTACAGAGTGTGCTCATGTATTAGGTGTAAGCACAGATACATTACAACGCAACTACAAAGATGTAATCAACCAAGGTAAAACCATGGGAAAGGTTACACTGCGTAGAGCACAGTGGAGAAACGCTATTGAAAAGAACAATGTTACTATGCAGATATGGTTAGGTAAACAGTGTTTAGGTCAAAGTGATAGTCCACTAGATGAAGAAGCAGGAACTATCCTGCCTTGGACAGACTAATATAAGGTAAAGCTATAATGAGCAAACAGGAAGATCACAAGTGGGCGGAAGTCACAGAACAAAACGCAAAAGATATTGTGGATATTAAACACAGTATCAAAAGTATTAAAGATAACCACTTGAGACACTTGGAAGCTGATATGGCAAAACAATCCAAAGCAATTGAGAAGATAGACAACCGCATCTGGTGGATATTAGGTCTACTGGTTGCATCAACAGTGATAGGAATGATTAAAAATGGCTTATAAAAAGAAGAAAAAAGGCAAGAAGAAATACGGCAAGTAGCCAAGTTAAAGGGGAAATATTATGAAAAAATATTTAAAAGATAAAAAGGTATGGGCAGTAATAGTAGTACTAGGTATTGCACTTATACTTTGGCAACATTTACCGGTAGTAGCGTAAATGAAACTAACCCCCAAACAACTTGATGCGTGGCGTGTTATACCAAGAATACTAATACTGTGTTATGTGTATTTGTTTTATAGCAGTACAACATGGTTTATGGGATTAAGTGATCCAACCAATGCACAAGCAGGCTTTATTTCAACAGTTGTTGGAGCCGGTGCAGCATTCTTTGGATTGTATGTAAACAGTGGAAACAACAAGGAAAAGTAAAATGAAGAAACATATAAATGATGCAGAGAATAACCTACACTTGGATCAACCAAGACTTGGATTAAAGAGACAAGAGTTTTACAGTTATTATGTAGAAGGTGAATACTTACGCAAAGAAACAATAGTAAGAGTATACTTTAACAATGGTGAGTATGTAGATTCAAACAGTACTGAAACAATATGTCATGCCACTTAGTGATGTTCAACAAGAAGTAAGTGATGACACTAATAGATTTAAGGTTGTTGTTGCAGGAAGGCGTTGGGGAAAGAGTTATTTAAGTATGCATGAGATGGCAAAGTATGCAAGGTTTCCCAACTCAAAGATCTTTTATGTTGCACCAACATATAAAATGTGTAGACAAATACTTTGGGATGACATTAAGGAAAAATTTATAAGAGCCCGTTGGGCTAAGAAGATTAATGAGACTAATTTAGAAATTGTACTTGTTAATAACAGTAGAATATATTTACGCAGTGGTGACAATCCAGATAACTTGCGTGGTGTTAGTATGGATTACTTGGTAATGGATGAAGCAGCTATGATAGATCAAAAGATGTGGACTGAAGTTTGTAGACCAGCATTGTCAGACAGACAAGGTGGTGCAATGTTTATTACAACTCCACAAGGTAAAGGTAGTTGGATTTATGACTTATGGCAAGGTGCACATTCACAAGAGAATTATAGTGCGTTTCAATATTCAACAATAGCTGGTGGAAATGTATTACCAGAAGAGATTGAATCAGCACGCAATGAATTAGATGAAAGAAGTTTTAGGCAAGAATATGAAGCCAGCTTTGAAACATTTGCAGGCAGTATCTATTACAATTGGGACAGTGCTACACATATTAAGCCACAAGATGTAGACTTTAAGAAGAATGAAATATTACATGTGGGAATGGACTTCAATGTTAGTCCAATTGTTGCAATGATTTGCAGAGTCAATGGCAATGAAATAAGTGTTATAGATGAGATTAGTATGCATGGATCAAATACATTTGAATTAGCAGAGGAATTGATAAACAGATATCCAGACAATAGGTTATGGGTTTATCCAGATGCGTCAGGACAAGCACGCAAAACTAGTTCAAATACAAGTGATCATCACATATTAAGAAACAGTGGGTTTCAACTTAAAGTAAAGAATATTAATCCACCTGTAAAAGATAGAATTGCGGCAGTTAACGCAAGTCTAAAAGCAACAGATGGTAGTGTAAAGCTACACATAGACCCCAAGTGTAAGAACTTAATCAAGTGTATAAGTGGACAAACTTATAAAGAAGGAACACAAGTTCCTGATAAAAGCGGTAACTTAGATCACATGAATGATGCACTAGGTTACTTAGTACATTGGATTAATCCAATAAGAAGAGATAAGCCAGAACACTTGGACAGAAGTCCTCAGTTGTTTGGGCATTATTAAAAGGATAAATAACAAATATAGACTCAACAATTGATCACTGTTGAAAGTACTACCTTATAAGGAAAATATAATTATGTTAACATTAGAAAAACTAGAACAAACCCATCCAAGCTACCAAGCAGTGGCTGAACAGGCTAATTATCATTACAAATCATATGTGGGTGGTGAATTGTATAAAAGTGGTAGTTACTTAACACAGTACATTGGTGAGAACCAAGCACCAGGAGACCAGTATGGAAAGAGATTAAACTCAACACCATTAGATAACCATGTGCAAACCACTGTAGATATTTACAGAAGTTTCTTGTTTAGAACACTTCCAAAAAGAGAATTAGGACTGTTAATCAACAACCCATTAGTTAATGCGTGGTTGTATGACACAGACCAAGAAGGACAAAGCATGGACAGTTTCTTAAAGACTGCCAATGATTTAGCAATGGTACACGGAAGTACTTGGATACTGGTAGATAAACCAGCATACAAAGTACAAACACAAGCTGAAGCAATTGAATTAGGTATTAGAGCTTACGCGGCTGCTTATACTCCACAAAATGTTTTAGATTGGTACTATGAAAGAAACATTGCAGGCAAGATGGAACTTGAATACATCAAAGTAAGAGAATCAGAGAATGATCAGTATGTTACATTTACTTGTTGGTACAAAGATAGCGTACACAAATACCGTGTAAGCAAAGATGACCAAGGTGAAATGATGAAGATTGATCATTATGAAGAACATGAAAACCCATTGGGTTACATTCCATTTGTTTTCCATGCACCTCTTAAAAGCCCTACAAAAGGTGTAGGTATTTCAGTAGTAGCAGATGTGGCCAACCACCAAAAGTTCATATACAATTGTACAAGTGAAATTGAACAACATAT